CCGCGAGCCTGCTCGCCGGTTGGGGATTGGTGATGGCGAAGGATAACAACGCCCGCCTCTGACTCCATGCCCGCCCGCGTCACAAAGCTAGTTGCAGTTGCGATCCTCGCCGTGAGCTGGGCTGCTCTTGCGGCTGGGTGCGTAACGGTGGGCTACGACTTCATTAGGCAGCAGGCAACCGTGACCTTCGACGCCAAAACGGTGAAGGAGCCGTCCAAGTAACTCCAAGCTCCCAGCTCCACGCTCCACGCTCACCCATGATCCCCAAGAGCCGACCACAACAAAAGCGCGACGAGACGCTGAAGCAGCTCAAAGCTGCCAACGTCAGCGACCCGGTGTGCTTGGTCGGCATTCGTGGCTACTACCGGGACAGCATGGGCGCGACCGGCAAGAACGACCGAGGCATCTACGACGACGCCATTATCCTTGTTTCGCCCAATGTCCACGCCGCCTTCAACGCCAACGTCGATCCGGCCCGCAGCGGAAAGAACCCCAAGGTCGGCAAAGGCTACGCATCCCTCAAGTCAGGCGTCTACCGCTACAAGCTGGGCAAGCACGGCATTCGGAGCGGCAACCCTTACAAGGCTCTGGTTCAAGGCGATGCAGTCACCGTCCAGCGCGACGGCGGCAAGGAAGAGACCGGCTTCTTCGGCATCAATATCCATCGCGGCGGAATCACCCGCACGAACAGCGAAGGCTGCCAGACCCTGCCGCCCGCCCAGTGGCCCGCCTTCATCTCGCTCGTTGAGTCCGAGATGAAAAGGAACAACGCGGAGACCGTCAGCTACGTTTTAACACACCCCAGAAAAGACATTATTTAATATGGCCAAAACAATCGGACAACTAACACAAGCAACCACCCTCGCATCCGGCGACGAGTTCGTCATCGAGCAGAGCGGACTGACCAAGCGCATCGCCGCCTCCGTTGTGCGCGGCGGACTGGTCAATGCGGACATTGATGCGGCGGCGGCCGTCGCCTTCAGCAAGCTCGCCGCACTGGACAGCGCCAACATCCTTGTCGGCAACGGCAGCAACGTGGCGACTAAGGTTGCCGTGACCGGTGACGTGACGATCAGCAATGCCGGTGTGACGGCGATTGGCAGCGCGAAGGTGACGCCGACGATGCTGACTCAGCCGCTTACACTCGCCACCGCGCAGGCCAGCACCAGCGGAACAAGCATCGACTTCACTGGCATACCGTCTTGGGTAAAGCGGATTACTGTTTTAATTGCAGGGTTAAGCACAAGCGGCAGCAGCAATGTAGTTGTGCGCGTTGGAACATCTACCGGAATTAACTCTTCCGGCTATGTTTCTGGCTGCGGCGGAAATGGCGTTGGGCTTAACAGCACTGACGGATGGCTCATTAGCCCAGAGCAGGCGGCATCGTATCAGTATTCCGGTGCGATGCAAATTGTGAGCATTGGTGGAAACGCTTGGGTCTGCTTTGGATCTTTTGGAAGAACAGACGGTCCAAACGCCTATTCAACAGGCGGACAAATTACTATTGCGTCAACCCTCGACCGCATCCGCCTAACCACCGTCAACGGCACGGACACGTTTGACGCAGGATCGGTTAACATCATGTATGAGGGCTAACATCTAAATGCCTTTAGAAAGCCCCATCCTCCGCGACGGTGACGCCGGATTCGCAGGCTATGCCTCGCGCATCAATCCGGTGGCATTACCCGCTGGCATGCTCCAGCTCTCGGAGAATATGCGGCTTGATCGTGGCGTGGCGGTAACGCGCAAGGGCGCCAAGCGCATGGCTGACGCCATCAGCGTGGCCAGCTCGCCGCTCACGGTGCCCTTTGTGCTGAACCCTGCGCCGAATGCGCCGGTGGTGCAGAGCGTCTACAGCGGCGGCATCTTTGCGGCCAGCGTCTACCGCTCACCCGATCAAGTGCAAAGCGCGGAGATCGTTGTGCTGGCGGGCGGCGACCGTGCTTACACGATTCTCTTGGACGACAACCAATCCTTCGCCGGTGTCTGGGCGGGAGGCTTTCTGGTCACTGACACCGGAGAAGAAATCGTAGACGAGAACGGCGACACCATCGTCATCAGTGTTTTGCCTCAGGAGCTAGGCTACCCGACCTCACCGGATGAGGTCATCGAGCCGACCGACACGATTTCCATGACGCAGGCCAATGACCGCCTCTATCTCTTCCGCGAAGCCGATGCCTCGCGCCCGGGCTGGGTGGTCAAGAACGTCACCACCGGCGGCATCACGGTCGCGTCCACCACGGCGACCGTGAACCTGACCGGCCACGGATTCCCCGCTGGCGCCCGCGTGCGTATTGAGGGGAGCAATGTCGCTGCCTTCGACGGCGTGGAATATGACATCGCCACGTCCTCAACGAACTCTTTTACGATCACTGTGCCGAGCGGCACCGCGACCGATGCCACAACGAGCGGCCGAACCATCCGCCGCGTAAAGGCGCCTCTTTACTGGGACGGCATCGCGACCGCTTTCGTCCGCAGCCCCGCAGGCGTGCCGACCGGACTCTCGGCCACCTACAAGACCATGCGGAGCACACCTTGGGGCACCTACGTCAACAACCGGCTCGTCCTGCCTGACGGCAAAAACAACGTGCTCATCAGCGATATCTTGGACGCCAATACCTACGATCCCTACTGGCAGAGCTTCCGCGCCGGTGCGGGCAGCAATGACTTTGTTGTCGCGGTCCATCCGTGGGTGGAGAACAGCTTCCTCGTCTTTTGTAGAAAGTCCATCTGGTTGGCCGAGGTCAACCAATTCGCCAGCGTAGACGGCGCCTCTACGGCCATCGACACGGCTCTCAGCAAGCTCACGCTCCTCACGGATGAGGTCGGCTGCGCGGCCCGCCGCTCCATCGCCACGGCGGGGCAGTTTGTCTATTTCCTCAGTGACTCCGGTGTCTACCGCCTCGACAGCCGCCTCGACCTGAAGCTGCGCGGCGACACCAAGCCGCTCTCGGACCCCATTGCCAACCAGCTCGACGACCTCAACGCTACACTGGTCAAAAACTCGGTCGGGCTTTGGTATAGCAACCGCTACTATCTGGCGGTCCCGCTCGCCGGTGCGGACAACAACAACGGTGTGTTTCTCTACAATGCGCTGAATGACCGGTGGGAAACCCGCGACATCTACGGCTTCGGCGTGGACGACTTTGTCGTAGCCACCCGCGCCAACGAGCGCCGCCTCTTTGTCAGCAACAAGGCCGGACGCCTCATGCTCCTCGACGAGATCGAGGAAGGCGACCAGTCGCCCGATGTGCAGGCCGATGTCATCACGCCGGTGCCCGGCCGCATCGTCACCCGACGTTACGGTATGGGCAGTATGAGCACAAAACGCTTTGTCCGCTCGCTGGCCGATGTCGTGCTTCCGAACACCGGATCGGTCACGGTCAAAGCCATCACGATCAACCCCGACGCCACGATCACGCTGGTTCCGGGGCAGACCAACACGTCCGGCCTCGCCGAAGACTACACCCTCAAGCAGCCGATCCGGCAGAAGGCGCATTACTGCGAACTTGAATTTCTAACCACGGCGAATCGGCCGGAGATCCGCAACGTCAGCATCGAGGCGGCAGGACCGAGCAACCCGCCGACTGAGACACGCAACGCCGCCTAACCCTCAACTCTAAACCCTCAACTCTCAACTACTCCAATGGCAACCGTAACCGCATCCTACAACTGGGTCAGTGGCGAAACCGTGACCCCCGCGAAACTCAACTCAACCGGCGCGCCCACTGTTGTGCTGGCAGATGGCGAAGTGACCAACGCCAAGCTCGCCACCGGCATCGATGGAGCAAAAGTTGCTCCAGCCTTCGGCGCACAAGACATCACCGTCAGCACTGCCAACCGTTCGATCACCAACACCGGCAACTTTGCGTTGTCGTTTGGGACAAACAACACCGAGCGCGTGCGTATCGACGCCAGCGGGAACGTGCTTGTCAACACGCAGAGCGCGGGCGTGTCTAATGGTTTATCAACCACCATCGAAACGTCTGGTCTTGATGCCAGCCGGATTACCGTCAATCACGATTCAACCGGATCAACCAACAACTCAAATTTTATGCAGTTTGGATATGGCGGCAGCCTGACAGGACGCATAAGCCAAAGCAGCACGACAAGCGTTGCCTACTTAACAACTTCAGATTATCGACTGAAGGAGAATGTTGCGCCAATGACGGGTGCATTGGCAAAAGTTGCGGCGCTCAAACCATGCACGTTTCAATGGAAATCCAGCGGCCAACAGTCGCAGGGATTTATTGCGCATGAGTTGCAAGAGGTGTGTCCCGAAGCGGTCGGCGGCGAGAAAGACGCAATAGATTCCGATGGAAAGCCAACATACCAAGGCGTCGATGCCAGCTATCTGGTCGCCACGCTTGTCGCGGCAATTCAAGAACTCACCGCCAAAGTCGAAGTCTTGGAAGCTGCCCAAGGCCGATGACCCCATGGCAAAAAGCAAAACAATGGTGGGACGAGCACTCGACGCAAGACTTCTGGGAAGCGGTCGGCGAGCATTTGTCGGCGGGCTATGTGTGGTCATCGCCGTCCTGCTTCATGCTGGCCAAGGCGGCGCGGTGGAACGCGGAGGAGCAAAACTTTGAACTCGGGGAAGCTAACTGCTGGTTCGTCACTTTGGCTGCTGGCGCTGCTGGCACAAACCCTGTGCGGGAGTGTCTGCGCGTGGCGCCGCATCCGCAGACCTATGTGGCATGGTGCCGCAGAGGGAGCTTTGAGCCGCGAGTCTACTATTGGGAGAAACTAATTAGCAAAACAGGAGGACAATAATATGGGAGGTGGAGGACCATCATTTACACCAGCACCAGTGCCACCGGCACCGGCGCCGATTGATTATGACAAAATGGCCGCCGCGAGCATTCGCGTGGCCCAAGCGCAGACGCGCGAGGAAGAAGCAGCAATCAAGCGGTTGTATCCAGAATACATCCGCATGCAGTTTGGCACCGCCGATCAGCTCGCCGGTAAGCTGGACAACGAATACCTGCAACGCACCCGTGGCGTAGTCGGCGAGGAGCTGCAAGCAGCCTCCGCGCCTAATGCCATTGAGGCACAGCTCCAGCGGGATGCGGAGTCTGAACTCGCCCTCGGTCGCTCGCTCTCACCGGAGCAGCAGCGGGAAGCCTCGCAGTCTGCGCGCGCAGCCTTTGCGGCTCGCGGCCTTGGCACCTCGATGGGTAGCAGCGCGGCTGAAATCCTCAACCGTGATGCCTATGGACAGCAGCGGCTGGATGCGCGGCGTGGGTTTGCGGCTGGCGTCAACCAGATGGATCTGGCGCGCAGGCAGCGGCG